TACTGATTTGCCTAGGGCATCAACATATGCACCCAGGTCAAGAGGGGTTTCTTGATAGGTACTGTTATTCTCTGCGTTCAAAGTCTGTCTGAGGAAAAAGGAATCACTTCTAGCCATGAACCTATCATGATAGGAAGAGGTTTATTATTGTACGCATACACTCGCTCGCTATACGCCTATGCTCTGCGCTAGGGATTTCTACTGTAAAACGCAACACCTAGCGGCAAAAATAAATTTATTCTACATTCATTACCAATGAAACTATAAGTAAACGCCATCTAGGACTGCCATGGACGCAAAAGATATTGACAAAATAGCCGACAAATTAATGAATTTTAGAGGTAAAATCCCAAAATATGAGGATTGGCCGTTAAATTGGTACCAAAGAGAGTGTTGTGAACAACTTAGAAATGAAATAGACCGTATTTTAGAAGTGTTGGACTTGTTTGGGATGTGTGGTGTAGTATGAAAATTGATGAAGATTTTATGGATTTACGAGCCTGGAACCATTTTGTATTTCAACCAGGTGATGGCACTCGCTACGATTGCCTACTTACACTAGACCCGTACGGCGGATATTATGTAATATGCAACAATTCATCGCTATGGCGGTACTATCGTGGCGATTATCTCAAATTTTTGTGTGGCAACGATAACGAATATACCAGGAGAGCGATTTTTAATTATTTAGAAGCTAGGAAATCGATTAATGAACTTAGTGAGGATTTACAATGAGTCGACCTAGGTCAACAGACCCAAGCGTCGCATTGTCGATTGCTGTGCCTCAGAGTTTGAAGACACGGCTTGACCAGGAGCTAAGTTACAAACAATCTCGTTCAAGGTGGGTATGTCATGCAATAAAAGAGAAACTTAACCAAGAGTTTGACTATGATTCAATACCAACTCGTCAATTGATTGGTATGTTACACGCTCGTAACGTTATCACAACTGAATTACTTACATCGCTAATGATGCGAGTTGCGGAAACTGCAGCAGAACAATAAGGTAAAGTAATCTTTCACACCAAACGATTCTCTCGTTTTGTTCCAGATCTATTGGTGCTATTGCTTCCATTTCTTCTCAAGCCTTTTGAGTAGTTTTAGAATTTCTTCTAGCAAATGTTCTGTGTGACTCATTTCACTCACCTATTTTATTCAAAGATTGGGATGTCTCTTTTATTTTGAACATGATTTCCTCTCTTGACGTTATCTCAAATTCTTCAATAGTTATGTTGTAATATGCAATTTTGTTCACTGGATAAAACAAGCTAAGATGATTAGTTGCTACATGGTCAACTCTCAATGAATATGGATTTCCAGCACCCCACTCTTGATTATATGTACCAATCAATGAATTATCGAAAGGTTGGCGGTTTGCGGACCATACACCGAACTCAACAGCGTCGAAGAATGATTCAGGTCGTACAGACATTAACGCCCAATTTACAGGTCGATTAGCGCCTCCAACAACTACTGGCCCTAATTGTTTCAGGTCTACTATTTTCCAAGCATAGTTCTCTCTATCATCTTCAAAAATAGTAGTTAATCGATAATCTCCCTGTGTTATTGATTTGGGAGGTGAAAGACTGGTTATGTCATTAGAAAGTGTCAATCGTCGTCCTGTGCTTTTCACTTCTTCACCGCCTTATGTGCTGCTTTTACTGCTGCTTTGAACCCACCTTTTCTCCAGGTGCCATTTTTGTTTTTGTACCTGGTGCTTACTTTCTTAAATGCGGCTTTGTATTTGCGTGAGTATGCTGATGCACGTCGTTTTGTTTTCTTTGCTACCTGGTCAACTGCACGTTCTACAATTGTGCTACCTTCAGATTCTCGCTCACTAGAAATGAGTCGGCGTAACGCCATATACTCATCAACAGTTAGCATCATGTCCCTGGACAAGTGTATCAACCTCAAGCGCCTTGCTGTGATAATGCTAGAGCCATTGCTGCTGCTTCGGACATCTTCTCTACAGTGCACTCCATAGTTACGCTGATGTAGACATCGGTTGTAAAGGCTGCATCTGCACGACCGCCTAGGAACATGCTATCAACTGCAATCAGATATCCGTTAGTCCAGTGTTGCGGAGCTACATCTAAATCATGGGATACATATTGTGGGGGACCTGGAGCAGCAGCGTTGTTGTCTGCAACTAGTGTACCAGTTGACACAATTGCTCTGTTGGAAGGTAGAACCATACCTGTCTGACTCTGAGTCAATAATTGAAATTGTGCAGCTCCACCGTCATTTGCGCCAAGTGTTACTGTGGTGCCGTCTGCTTCGGTGTAGGAAACAGCGATATTGTGAATCCTTAATACTGATTTGCCTAGGGCATCAACATATGCACCCAGGTCAAGAGGGGTTTCTTGATAGGTACTGTTATTCTCTGCGTTCAAAGTCTGTCTGAGGAAAAAGGAATCACTTCTAGCCATGAACCT